CGCCCGTTACGACAGCGGATGTGTCAGCGGCCACGACGGCGTACTACACGCCGTATATCGGCAACTCGATTGCGCTGTTTGACGGGTCTTCGACGTGGGCTAAGTACACGTTTACGGAAATCACGATCAGCCTAGTTGGACTGACCGCATCTCGTCCCTACGACGTGTTTGCCTACAACAACAGCGGCACTGTCACGATTGAGACGCTGGTGTGGACAAGCGGCACGGCCCGTGCGACGGCACTGGCGTATCAGAACGGCGTGTTGGTCAAGTCGGGTGCGACGACGCGCCGGTATCTCGGCACAATCTACATCAACAGCACAGGTGGGCAGACGGACGATACGTTGGCGAAGCGGTTCGTGTGGAACATGTACAACCGCGTACCGCGAGCGATGCGGGTGTTAGAAGCGACGGACTCATGGACGTATACCATTGCTACGTATCGTCAGGCCAACGCAGCGGTGGCGAATCAATTAGCGATCATGTGCGGCGTGTCGAGTGACGCTATTAGCGTCAACGTGCTCGCTATTCCTGCCAACTCTACCACGCAGATTGGGTCTATAGCAGCAATTGGAGAAGACAGTACATCTGCAACGGCAACGGGATGCCTGATCGGCTATGTCGATTCACCGGTTGGTGGTTTTGTTTTCAATGTTGTCTCCTCCTTGAAAACCGTACCTGCGGTCGGGTTTCATTATTATGCGTGGCTGGAGAAAGTGGCATCAGCAACCGGCACTGAAACTTGGCGCGGCGACAACGGTGGAGCAAACATGCAAAGCGGAATCAGTGGGACGTGGGTGAGTTAAATGAGCACTGCAACACAACTCGACGGACAACTCAAAGCCGCTGGCATTCCCATTGCGGGGGTGTCGATAGGCACGGCCACTGACAAAGCTACGTGGTCGGTGCAGTTCCTTGACACAGCTACAGCCGCGCAACACAAGCAAGCGCAAGCCATCATCGACGCCTACAACATTGCCGCCGAGGATCTTGCGTGGCAGTGGCATGTTGTCCGCACCCAGCGCAATGCGCTGTTGGCTGCGTGTGACTGGACGCAGGTCGCTGACGCCGCCATTGCCGCCGAGAATGTGGCGGCATGGGTGACGTATCGTCAGGCGCTTCGTGCCGTGCCGCAGACGCAAACTGACCCGTATGCGATTGTCTGGCCGACGCCACCCGCATAGAAAGGATATATGCCCGCCTCCTATCCTACATCCGTCAAGTCGTTTTCGAGTAAGCTCAGTGGCGATCTCATTGCCCTTAGCCATATGACGGATCTGCAAGACGAAGTCGTTGCAGTCGAGACGGCCCTGCTTGGTACGTTGGCTGGTCCTTTGTCCCTTGCGGAAGGACGATTCACGCTGACGAGCGGCACGCCGGTGACGACGGGGGATGTGTCGGCGGCAGTGACGGCCTACTACACGCCGTACATCGGCAACGGCATCTCGCTTTATGACGGGTCGACGGCGTGGGCAAAATATACCTTCACGGAAATCACCATCAGTCTGGTCGGGTTGACCGCCTCCAAGCCCTACGACATCTTCGCGTACAACAGCAGCGGCACTGTCACGATTGAGACGTTAGTGTGGACAAACGCCACGACACGCGCTACGGCGTTGGCATACCAAAACGGCGTGTTGGTCAAGTCGGGTGCGACGACGCGCCGGTACCTCGGCACGATCTACATTAACAGCACAGGTGGGCAGACGGACGATACGCTGGCAAAGCGGTTCGTGTGGAACATGTACAACCGCGTGCGCCGACCAATGAAAGTATTCGAAAGCACGGATACGTGGACATACAACACGGACACGCTTAGGCAGGCAAATGGAAGCACAGCCAATCAGTTAGCCGTGGTGATTGGTGTAAATGAAGATCCTGTTGAGGTAACACTTCAGGCAGTTGCACGACACAGCACGGGAGGACCATCTTTGACGGTTGCGATTGGCGTGGACTCTATAACTACTGCATCAGGTTTGGTTCCACGCGATGTATTTGGAGCAGGAAATGTTACTGGTGTTGCAAAGGTTGTGGTGTTTCCCGGCATTGGCTTTCATTACTTTGCGTGGCTGGAGAGGGGTGGAGGCGCTACGACGACTTTTGTTGGTGATGAAGGTGGCACGGATTACGACCAGAGCGGGCTTCTTGGGCAGGTGATCGGCTAATGTCTAATATAGCGGCACAACTCGACGCGCAAATAAGATCTGCCGGTATTCCCATCTCGGGCGTATCAATCGGCGACAGTCAAGACAAGTCCACATGGTATGCGCGGTTTCTCGACACAGCCACGCCAGTGCAAAAAGCTGAAGCGCAAGCCATCATCGACGCCTACGACATTCCAGCAGAGGATCTGAAATGGCAGTGGTACCTCGTTCGCACCCAGCGCGACAAGTTGCTCTACTCCTGCGACTGGACGCAGGTGGCTGATGCCGCTGTGTCAGCCGAGAATATGGCTGTATGGGTGACGTATCGTCAGGCGCTTCGTGCCGTGCCGCAGACGCAGACTGATCCCTACGCGATTGTCTGGCCGACGCCACCCGCATAGAAAGAACATTGATATCGCTAGTATAATCCCACCGCGGCGACGCGTGTGTCTGCGCCCCTAAATAGTTTAACTTCCTTTAGGAGCTAATCTCTATGGCACACTTCGCTGAACTTGATGTCCACCACGTTGTCATGCGTGTCATTGTCGTGTCCGATGCGGATGCCGTCGATGGCGAAACCTTCTGCACCAACCTCTTGGGTGGGCAGTGGAAACAAACTTCCTACAACACGCGTGGGGGCGTGCATCGTAATCCGTCGACGAACCTTCCCGATGACGGGATCCCGTTCCGCAAGAACTATGCGGGCATTGGTTACACCTATGACGTGTCGCGTGATGCGTTCATTCCTCCCAAGCCGTTTGCATCGTGGGTGCTGGTGGAAGAGACGTGCGACTGGGATGCGCCATTTCCTGCTCCCGTAGCACCCGAGGGCTATTATGCGTCTTGGGACGAACCGACGGTAAACTGGGTTTTCCTGCCTGTACCTCCGCCACTTGTACCGTAACTGGGCAGTGATCTCGAATGTCTAACGGTATCCGATAAGCCATGGCCTCAAATACCTATAGCACTGCCACCGCCGACACGTCATTTGTCGTCCCCGACGGTGTCACGTCGCCGCAAGTCAAGGCGTGGGGCGTCAAAGGTATAAATGGCAACCATTAACGTACTTGTTGTCGCCGGCGGTGGCGGCGGCGGGCGAGAAAACTTCCAATCTGGCACTGGTGGCGGCGGCGGCGCCGGCGGTTTTAGAACTGACAGTGCCTTTGTTGTTACTGCTCAAGACTACACCATAACAATCGGCGCCGGAGGTGCCGGTTATGCGGGTTCTGGAGGAGCAGGTAGCGACGGAGGGTCTTCGTCCTTTTCTACAATCACGTCTGCTGGCGGCGGTGGTGGCGGCGGCGGAACTAGTAATCCCGCGAGTGGGCGTGCTGGAGGTAGCGGAGGTGGCACGGGAGGGTCTGGTGGTGGTTCCACCTTTGGTTCGGGTAATACGCCCAGCACTTCGCCCTCACAAGGTAATGATGGTGGAATCTTTAATACGGGCGGCCCTGGCTCAATCTCTGGTGGTGGCGGCGGTGCGGGGGAGGCGGGTAATACTGACGGGGCTGGGTACGGTGGGGACGGCACAGCCTCCTCTATCTCAGGCGCATCCGTTACCTACGCAGGCGGTGGTGGAGGTGCAGCAGAAGGTGGGGCTAAGCCGGGCGGTGATGGAGGCGGCGGTGTTGGTGCATTTTACGGCGGTGCAGATGCAGGTGCCGGAACTGCCAACAGGGGCGGAGGCGCAGGCGGTTCATCTAATTCCGTCTCTACTGCGCCCAAAGCTGGCGGCTCAGGCATTGTCATCGTCAGTTACACAACTGGGACACTCTCTGCCACCGGCGGTACGGTTACGACCAGCGGAGCGAACACGATTCACTCGTTTACCTCGACTGGTACCTTTACCTTAACGGTAACTGGCACCGGCAGCACAACCTATACCACTGCCACCGCCGACACGTCATTTGTCGTCCCCGACGGCGTCACGTCGGTGCAGGTCAAGTCGTGGGGTGCGGGCGGCGGCGCGGACTCGAACGCGAACGTTGGTGGTGGCGGCGGCTTTGCGGGTGCCACGATTACGGTCACACCGGGCGAAACGCTCTCAATCCGCGTCGGCGGCGGAGGCGCTACTGGAGGCACGGCGGCAGGTGGCGGCGGCGGCGGCTACTCGGGCGTCTTCCGATCAGCCACGGCGCTGGTTGTTGCAGCGGGTGGTGGCGGCGGATCGGATATCGATGCTGGTACTGGCGGTGCGGGCGGCGGCACAACAGGAACTGCTGGTGCGGGCGTAAATCCCGGCGGTGGAGGCACACCAACAGCAGGAGGTGCCGCAGGCGCGGCAGGATCAGCAATTGTTGCTACGGCGGGATCATCACTGCAAGGTGGTGCAGGTGGTGGCGGCAATCCAATAACCGCTGGTGGCGCAGGCGGAACGAATGGAGGCGGCCGAGGCGGCGGCAATGCCGCTCAATTCTCCGGCGGCGGTGGTGGAGGTGGTGGATACTT